TTTTACATAAGTCTTTGTAGTAGCATCTGTAGTAGCTGTAGGTGTAGCAAGACCAGTGATCTTATTGTTACCCATAGCTAATGCACCAGACATCGTATCGCCTGTCTTAGCTACCCGTGTATCTCTTTGTGCATCTGTATATGCTTTTGTAGCTACATCTTGTGCTGATGTAGGATCACCTGCACCTGTAATCTTATTGGTACTCATTGCGATAGCACCTGTCATAGTACCACCAGCTTTTGGAAGTTTAGTCGCAATAGAGTTTGTTACTGTAGTGCTGAAGTCATCATCATCATTTAGAGCATCAGCTAATTCACCTAGTGTATCTAGCCCTGCACCTGCATCACCAATTAGAGTAGAGATTTCATCATCTACATATTTCTTAGTAGCGGCATCAAGGTCTGCACTTGGGGCTGTTAGATTAGTAATAGTAGCAGATGTACCAGCATTCATATTAAGATTGCCGTTGACCACTAAGTTAGTAAATGTAGATGTACCAGATGATGCAGTTACATTACCTGTTAGATTTCCTGTTACATCACCAGTAATATCTCCTGTTACGTTACCTGTAATATTACCAGTTACGTTGCCAGTTAAGTTACCTGTGATACCACCTGATGAAGACAGTGTAGTAAATGCACCAGTAGATGCTGAAGATGCACCAACTGTAGCACCGTCTATAGAGCCACCATTAATGTCTGCAGTAGCTAGGGTAGCCTGACCTGATGTAGACAGCGTTGTGAAGCTACCTGTGGCGGCTGTAGAAGCACCTATAATAGTACCATCTATGTTACCACCATCAACATTCACTGAGTTAAGTGTTGCTAAACCTGTAGACTGTAGAGTAGTGAACTTACCTGTACTGTGTGAGTTTGCACCTACAGTAGCACCATCTATCGTACCGCCATTTATGTCGGCTGTAGCGGCTACTAAAGATGTGTTAGCATTAAGTGTAGTAAATGTACCTGCTACTGGTGTAGCTGAACCAATAACAGCATTATCAATAGCACCTGAGTTTAGGTCTACTGATGTAATAGTTGTAGTACCTACAAGTGTTGATGTACCTGTAACACTTAGGTTATTGTTTAGTGTAGCACTTGTAAATGTAGCAGTTGTAGGTGTACTTGCACCGATGATAGTACCATCAATATTACCTGCATTAATATCTACAGTAGCTAGAGTAGCTGTACCTTGTAAGTGTAAGTCTTTGAACTTAGCTGAAGTTGAACCTAAGTCAATGTCGTTAGTTGTAACTGGGAGTATAACACCATCTTGGAAACGTACTTGTTCTACAGCGGCTGAAGATACTTCTACGAATACACCAACTCTATTGTTTGACGTATCAATAACAACTTTGTTTAGTGCATCAACATCACCGATAAGCGGAATGTATCCACCTTCTCCTATTGAACCATCGTGCTTGTGACCACTTGATACAGCAAATGCATCACGGAGTTTGTTATACTCAGCGTTAATAGGGGCTGCACGTAGTGTAGCTGTTGGTACTATGTCTGCTATAGACTGTCTTACGTAACCTGCCAAAGTATCATCTCCTGTCGGCTGTCTCATACGTCAAGGCTATTGCCTGTATAGTATGACTTGCATTTGTATTGTTTGTAACATAATTTACTGAAACAGAGTTACCTGATCCTGATATGTTGGTAAGAGTTTTAGGTGATGGGTTACCATCGTAGATACCACCTGCTCCATATATAGCTGTACCATAGACTGAAGCAGCACCCTCTGTACTAAACTCATAGTTTGTTGGACTTACTGTATTTGTATCATCATAGTCGTAAGATACACCAACAAATACTTCTGTGTTACCTTCGGACTTAAGGTATGTATTTACTTTATGTACTACCTTACGTACCTCTGGATCTTGCATATAAAAGTAAGGTGTTTGAAATAAACTGAATATATCTCCACCTTCAAAACTATTGCCTCTTTCTTGACGATGTACCTTACCAGAACCATCACCATGTATTACATGTTCAAACTGTCCTATGTACCCACTATCAACACAGTTAGCTTCTATACCAATCAACTGGCTATACTCAAAGATACTCTGTTTATTCTGACTCTTACGTATACCACCTATCAAAGATAGAGATGAGTCATTCTTAAAGAAGAATCTAAACTGTGACTTCTTCCTAAGTACCACAATAGCAATATCAATAATCTGTTCTGATAAGTAGTAGTTATCAAAGATAGACTGTATTTCTTTAGACACAGTAGCAAGTTCAACATCACCAATTTTATCAGTACCAGATATAGGACGTATACCATCAGGCCCTAAGAAGAGTAAGTCACCACCAAATTCTACCACAGAATCAGGAGCAAGGCAACCCATATTTGATGTAACATTTTCTAATACAAAGTTAGCCGCATTGTTACCTGTCAACCTTTTAATATTATTAGCACCAAAGATATATAACTGGTTACGGAACTTTTTAACTGCTGTTATAGTATAACCTACATTAATAACACCAGCACCGTTAGCAGGACTAAAATCAGAATAGTTTAGTGGAGCACTAAAGTGGAGATTATAAGGTTCAGAAGAATCACCACACAAGAATATATGAGATGCAAACTCTTCAGAGTACTTAGGGTCATTTGGAGCTTGTGCATGAGTTATCTGTGCATAAGCAGTACCATTATATGTAGATGCAGGATTTACACCATCAGTTAAAAGTAATACTTCGCCTGACCAGTTAAAGCTAGTAAACCTTACCCTATTAACATTAGTCATATCAGGATTACCAGCTTCTGGTATAGCTACCCAAGATGAGTTAGAGTCTTGCCACTTGTATAAATAATCATGTCCAGATGTAGGTTTTCTACATGCAAATATACCATCGTCTAAGTTACCATTTACTGCTACACCTAGTACAGCACCTGTACCGGGAACTGTACCGTAGTCATTAGCATATCCACTAATACGACGATACCCACCGGCTAGGGCAGGTTCATAGTTTATCATACGTATAGCACTACCAGACAAACCTGAGGCTTGAGTTAGGGGATCAACGTTAGTGATCAACCCTCCTGTACAAACAGATAAATATGTACTGAGTTTATCTGCCATTAAACACTATTCTTATAAAAAGAGTTTCCCATTCGGTTTATTACTGTAGAACTTAAGTAATCTTTACTGTCTACTAGCAATCTTCTCATCGTCTTTATACCCTTCTTAAACTTATCTGCGTGTAACTGAGCCGATTGTTCATTAGATCTAAAGTGCATAAGGTACATCATAGCACCATCAAGTACTACATGTCTAAATCTATCTGGTATAATACAAACATCACTACTTAAAGTTAAATCTGTAGGGAACTTCCAGTAACTATACTCTATAACATACGAAGCATCGGGAGGAGGTGTAACTCCAAACTTAGTGCTTTGTGTTTTATATATAGTAGTAGGTTTACCGTAGCCACCTGTACCAGCTACATCATCTAAACTTCTTACATCTGCTACATAACTTTCATAAGAGATACTAGGTAGTTGTGTAGGATAGGCAGACACAGCATTTGTTAAATAAAAGGTTTCCCAGTCTGCTTTTGAGAAGTCAGAAGGAAAGTCATACGTACTAGTACCAGAAGATAAAGTCTGCTGATACGTTACTAAAGTAAAAGGCCACTCTTGTGCGTCTTGTAGTATTTCACGTATAGAGGAATTAATAGCATCTTTAGCTAGTGACTGTACGTTTTTAGTTGAAGTAAAATCAACCTCACTAATCTCGACTTCATTAAGACGACGAAGTAATTCATTCACTAGGTTTATATAAGTCGTCATGTTAATTCCTACGAGATTTTAAATGTACGTAAAGGGGCTAACATAAAGCCAGCCCCCTCAGAGTGTTTTATTATGCTAAGTTGTATTTAGCTGTGACCAACGCTTCTGGACGTAAGATCTTGCGCCCGTAAAGATGCATACCACGGCAGATGTCAGCGAATGAATCTGGATCACGGTATGTTTCTGTTTTGTTGATTTGCTCTGCAGTTGCTACAGCTGAGTCATGACCAGCTACGATAACACCGTAGTTAGCATTTTGGTTAGCTGTGTTTGTAGTTCCTGCACCAGTACCTACTGATGGTAAGTTACTTGAAGTATATACACGGAAACCGTGGAAGTTGTTCAAGACTAGACCGTTACGTAATCCACCTGACTCACCGAAGTCTGCGTTAAACAGACGTGAATCTTCATCACGAAGGACTTCCATCATGATAGGATCAAGTACGAGCCATCTACCTGCAGTGTCTACTTGGTTTTGGTCTAACAAACGACCCATACGTGAGATCAACATTGCTGGTGATACGTATGCTGTTGGTAGAGCAGTTGCTCCGGGTAAACGTGCCGCAACTGGGATCGAGTGATCACCTGCTGAAGTTGTAGTAATGTTTCCGAAGTCACCTTTTTTCAGCTTGTTAGCTGCAAGTAATTCGTCTGAACCTGCCGCTGTATTAGCTTTAGTTCCATTTACTGCATCGTTTACTGCACCTGCGTTAGCATGTAATGCAGACTGTTTGTAACCACTTAAGTAACCCAATACTTCTTGGTCATGCTGATCAGCCAAGCGGAAAGCCGCACGGTTTGTAGCCATGTCCATGAAATTAACATGGGAGTGTGCTTCTTCGATGTCGTCGATTTTAAATGCAAAGTAGTTTGCTTTATCTACAACAAGTGAGAAGTCTGCGTCTGCTAAGTCTTGTGCAGCAATAGTTGTACCACGCTTGTACGCTGATACACTTACTTCAGGCTCTTTTATAATTTTCACTGTATCGCCTTGTGCAGCGATCTCACCGAAATAATCAGAGTTAGTTATGTCTCCACAAACTGTGGACTTGCGGAATGCAAGTTGTACTTTTTTTGAATAAATTACGGAACTAAAGTTACCATTCGGTAAGTTTGTATATCCGTTTGCGGATGCAAATGCCATTATAATCCTCCATTAGGTGTTTGGCTTAGTTTTAAGTAAGCTAAACGAACCGATAAGAGGCTGTACTTTCTAGGGTGCATGTATATTTAAGTTGTAAGGATCAGTCACAATGTTAAACTACACGGGCCTATACTTATTCAGGTAGGTCTTATTATTGGTATGTTTAGACTTATTGAGATAGTGTCTTAATAGTAAGGTAGTCACAGTGTGAGGCTTACTACAGGTTAAAGACACCTATAGTTATACATTATAGTCTATAGATGTCAATACTTTATTTGCAATTATCGTGCGCCACCTGTCATATCGTAGGTAAACTTACCTGCACGTATTGCTTCCATGATAGCATCAGAGTTTTTCTCGTACTCACTAGCTGTCATCTTGTGTACTTGAGACTCGCTGAAGTGTCCAGCCACATCGTTAGAGTCAGGCTTAGTAGAACGTTTAGTTACTACTGCAGAAGCCGCCGCTTTAGTAGCTTTCTTTTTAGACTTAGTATCTAGACCATTGTGCATCTTGTATAAATCTATTACACGAGCAACTGATGCAGGGTCTTCAGAGTTGTCGTATAGAGCATCTTTGACCCACTTAGGTTCTTTCTTAGCCCAATCGTGAAAAGCATCACTATCACGTAGTTCATCAAAGTCAGGGTGTATGGCTCTGATTTCTTGCTCTAGCTTACTACGAGTAGCTTCTTCGCTAATCCGATCAATCTCTTGTAGTCTTGCCTCAGCACCAGAGAATCGTTCCTCTGCTTTCTTAGATGCAATAGTTTCTACTATAGCCGCAATGTCAGGATACTCGCTTGCCCATGCCTCAATATCTTCGTCTGACTTGGGTGGTCTAAGAGTACCACTTGTTTCAGCATTCTCTAGTTTAGCCTGTAGCTGTTTGATCTCTGCAGACTGTTTGTTTAAATGATCACGTAAGTCACTGTAACGTTTCTTGTAGGTACGTTCTTCGCTACTTAGCTTTTCATCTTTCGTATCAGATTCAGTACTGAGTTCTTGAGTCTCACCATCAGATTCTTGATCTTCTGAAGTATCTTCCTCATTCTGTTCCCCTTTCATGAGATTGTCTAGCTCTGCTTCTTCTTGCTCGATACGTCTCCTATTAGCTTTATTGGTGTAGTTAGGATCAACAAACCCTGCTACTTTAGGAGTTTCTACTGTTTCTAATTCAGGCATATTATGTTCCTTTATGTTGGGGCCGGCCTAAGCCGGGTAGCCTTATAGTTTTATAGGATAGTCTTTTAGTTATT